TTCTTAGCCATTAAGTTAGACCTCCAAAGTCAATTTGTAAATTAGTGCCATCAATAGTACCAATATTATTTAAGTTATTATTTTGACCATCTAATGCACCACCTAATTGAGGTGTTGTATCATCAACCAAATCTGTGTTTATACCAGTTAAAGCAGCACCATTAATTGCTGGTAATGTACCAGTAAGATTAGCTGCTGGTATTGCTCCTGTTCCTGTAATGTTATTACCATTAAGGTCTAAGTTACCACCTAATTGTGGTGTAACATCTCCAACGATATCTGTAAGTCCACTTTGAATACTAGACCAGGAGGTTCCATTATAAAATTTCAATGCATTATCTGTACTGTTGTATGCTAAATCACCTTCATCTAAACTGCTTGTAGGATCACTCGTACCAATTCTATATCTAGCAGCAAAATTATTTACATCAGAAATATTAGAGGCAACAGAATTTACATTAGCTATACTTCCAGCTACTGAATTTATATTACTTGCATTTGAAACTGCTGAAGTAATATTACTGGAATTACTTGCAGCCGAAGTTACATCACTGGATATACCGGCAAGTGTATTTACATTTGCAATATCTCCACTAACAGTTGCAATATTTCCTACAACACCACTAGCACTTAATGTGTTCATATTGTTTACATTTGAAGTCGTTGCCAGGGTATTTAGATCGCTTACAATATCAGCAGTCGCTAAAGTATTTAGATCTGCAATAATGTCTGAGGTTGCTAAAGTGTTTACATCTGATGCAAAGTCGGATGTGATCTGACTGGCCACTCCAGCCACAGAAGTGATGTTGCTAGATATTCCGGACACAATATTTATATTGGAATTATTACCAGCCACAGTATTTACATTTGAAATGTTATTTCCCACATTATTTACATTTGTAATTGATCCGGCCACTGTATCAATATTATTTCCTGATCCTGTTGAAACAGATGCAGTGATACTTCCTAGATCTTCTGTAAATAATAATTCACCAGCTACTGCATTGATGTTTGTAAGATTATTTGCAGCAGAATTTACATTTGTGATTGAACCGCTAACTGTATTTAGATTATTTACATTTGTAGTCGTTGCTAAAGTATTCATATCAGCTACCACATCTGAGGTTGCTAAGATATTCATATCATTGACTACATCTGCGGATCCTAATGTATTTAGATCGCTGACTACATCAGCAGTTCCAAGTGTGTTCATATCTGCTACACAATCAGTCGTTCCAAGTAATCCCATAGAAGTTACATTTGCAGAAGTTCCTAACAGATCCATAGCATTTATATTTGAAGTCGTAGCTAGGGTGTTCATATCCGAAACTATATCTGCGGTTGCAAGGGTGTTCATATCGCTGACCACATCTGCGGTTGCTAATGTGTTCATATCTGAAACTACATCTGAAGATCCCAGGGTATTCATATCTGAAACTACATCAGCAGTTCCCAGGGTATTCATATCAGCTACCGCATCAGAAGTTCCTAACAATCCTAATTGAGTAGTCTTAGCTGCTATTGCGGTAAGGTTAGCTTTATCGCCTGATGATAACCAAGTATTTTCTAAATAATTTTTAGTAACTCCATCTTGTGTATTAACAGGGTTAGCCATATTACCAATTCTTTTATTTTGTGCAGTCCATTGAAAGTTACTGCTATCTTGTTGGATACTATTTGCTGCGGTATCAATAGCCTCTTGCCCCATAAAGAAACCTTGCTTACTATCGGTATCAAGATCAGATTCTTTTAATACTGATCCAGCTACATAATCTGTAAGTCTTGTGCCTTGACTAGAAGTTCTAGTAAATTGGATCGCTGATCCATTAGCTGGTGCAGATGAAAGTGTAGCTACAGTATTTCCACTAGATAAAGTATATGAGGTGCTGACACCATCTACAGTACATGTAAGGTGTGATGCATCTATAAAATCAAATGTAATACTAAATGCGGTTGTGGATCCATCTCCAGTATATTGTACGAAGGAATTTGCCATTGGTTATTTTACGATCTCCATTGTGTTGATTTATTATCTAAACATGCACTCATGCATGATCTAGAATCCTATTAATCTATCTATTTTCTTTTTCTTATCTTCTCTTATATGTGGTGCATCTCTTTTAAAGAATCTCCATTTATCTTTTCTTTCCTGGATAAATGTATCGCTTAGTCTATTACCTTCTTCATCTTTAAAACCTGATCCTTTTTGTAATAGTTGGTTTCTAGATTTAAGTTTAAATGCTTGATAATACTTAGCCATTAAATATTCTCTACCACCAGGATCATTAGGATCCCCAGTACCAGCATTTAGAAACTCAGATGATTTCATTTTAGTTTTCATAAACTGATCTATCTTCATTCCATTAACTCTTACTTTACCTATATTTTCTCTCCAATAATCTAATGCAGTTTGGCCTTTACTGTTTGTATATTTAGATATATCTAAATCTTTATGTAAACTTTTCTTTTCGATCCCAGCTACACCACTTAAAAGTTTGGCCATTACATATATGTTATCTGATGAATCTTTCATTACTGATCCTCTACCGATCAAACTTGGTGACATAGTCACACCACTAAATAAACCATCATTCATAAAGAATCCTGTTCTTGCTTTTATAATTGGATCACCTTTCCAATCTCTTTTTGGTTCTAAAGTATCTGTTAATCCAACATTAGCTAATAATACATCTGTGGCATTTCTTACTTCATATGAATGACCATCCCCAAATTCTTGAACCAGGAATCTTCTCATTCCTGAATATGGAATTACATTATTAATTAAGTTACCACCAAATCGAGTTACATTACCACCGGTAGGATCACCCATTAATTCCAATGCATCTGATATTCCTTTGGTATAAGTTTTATCAGTCATATTTCGAGCAATAGATTGTATGATTGCTATTGAGTAATCCGGTATGCCTTCTATTGTTGGATCTAGTTTAGATACTTCTACAATATCGGCCATTATTCCAAACATAAAGAATCTCGGATCTGTTCTATTATATTGCACATAAGTCCACTCAGGTTTCTCTTCAGTTCCTTTATTCATTAGTATTGAATAAGGTTGCCAACCTGTGGCCATCAATAGATCCCTAGCACCTTTATCTTTAATCCCTTTACCAGTAATTCTAGGTAACACTTGTTGCTTACCATTTTTATCTGTAATAACAACATCACTTGTTGCATACATATATCCCATAGCGGTTGCAGCTACACCAAATAGTTGTTGGCCTAAAATTTCTGCTCTTGCTCTTGGATCTCCAGTCGCCCATTTCTCAGAATTTTGTTTTGTATATCTTCCTAGTATTGGAAATCTATTAGCTACATGTCGCCATAAGTTAGTTGGTGTTCTAATAAATGGTGCCATAAATCTAAGTGCTGGAACATTATTAAAAAACTTTTCTAAATTTTCACCAACACCAAGGTAACTTCCATCTTTAAGTGAATTTGTAAATGTAGATTCTCTAGCATATTGAACCGCCTCTGCGGCCATTGGATTACGATCAACTGCTGCTGATCCATCAGGTGCAAATGCATTATCCATATCTTTTTCTAAACCTTCTTTCCATGCTGGTGATCCAGGTTCAATACCTTCATCAGTCATTCTTTTAACACTACTAGCATGGATTCTTCCTCTGTAATTTGCTTGTTTTAAAAGTTCATCACCGCTAGTTAATAATTGTCCTGGTAGTTCTAAATATTTACCAACCCAATCTACCATAGTAGCTGGTAGGCCTTCTTGCATATTATAATTTGCTGCTGATATAGTTCTACCTCTACCTTTAGTTTCTATTGTTTGAAACTTTTTATCTAAGACTGCATCACTTTGTTGAAAAGATAATTTAGTTGCTCTCCATATATCTTTATAACTTTGTAGCATACCTTGATAATGTCCAAATGCTTGTGCAGCACCTCTAAGATCTCCTTGCAATGTTGCACCAACAGCATTTTCTAAAGGCCTTAGTAATGCCTCATAAATACCTGATGTTAAGTTAATAGCATTAGTCCAAGGAGATGATAATAGTGAGTTAGTATAAAGACTGTTAAAAGTTTCTACTGCAAGTCTACCTTTAGTTTTACCAACTTGTTTTACAACTTGTGCTGGTGTGTAGTTAGCCATGGTACCGGCTGATGATAATGCATCACCTTTATAATTTTCTATATCATCTACTAATCTTTCTATATCTAATTTACCTTCAGCTAATCCTACTTTAACTCTTCCAGCCTGAGTAAGTCTTGCAGCATTTCTTACTTGCTCTTTTAGATAATATGTAGAATCTGCTAATACAACAGACATCTCCTCATATTGCCTTACGACTTTTTGTGCCTCTTCCGGCCAATCTCTATATGCTTTTTGGCCTGGTAAAGTTATCTTTGCTCTACCATAAAGTTTAGTTAATCTAGAAACTTCTTTAGCCATTTCCTGAGTTTGCTTACCAATTCTTTGTATGACTTGTTTTGCAGCAATCATTCTTATAGTTGATTGTCTTGCATACTCAGCATCTTTAGGTAAAGCCGCTAAAACTTCTTCTACATTTCTACCCAATAAAGTTGCAAGTTCTAATGCATTTTGATTTGTTAATACATCAGTTGTTAAATATTCTAAAGTCTCATCATCAAATAAATTGACTACATCTTCTATTGTTTTTAAAACATGTTTACCACTTGTAAAATTATCAGTATTAATAATAGTATCTAGAAAAGTTTTACTATCTTTATCTGCATTTTCTTTAGATGTTCTTAATCTCTTAATTGCTTTCCTGGTATTAATAGCTGGATTAGTTTCTACATCATTTATCTTTTCTGCTCTTGTTTTTACTTTAGGTTTAGGATTTTTTATTTTCTTTATACCTGATTCATATAATTGATAAACAGTTTCTCCATCTTCTCTAATATACTTAACACCATCATATCCCATATCAATTAACTGCTGAATCATGTATTTATCTTCTAAAGATGAATCTGCTAAATTTAGTTCTCCTTCTTTAAAAGTTCTGTGCATTATATTTTTCTTTTTTCCAATCCCATCATAAGATCCTTCTAACAAATCTTTTCTATCAGTGAACCATACAGTTCCATCATTAGTTTTATCTACATCAAAATTTTCAAAAGTTTCATCTGTTCCATGAAAAATATTAATTTCATCATCACCTTTAAAACTCTTTTTATGTTCTTCTATTTTCTTAGCAGTCTTTTCGTAAATCTCTTGTGCCTTCTCAGGTGTTTTTCTAGCTGCTTTGATTCCTCTCATACCGATCATAAGTAGGCCTTCGATAAGGCCACCTAACATCATACCTTCGATAACATTTTTAACTTTACCTTCTAAAACAGAATCATTATCTTCTGATTTTAAAAAATCAAATACTACGATATCCAAATATGGATTATCAAAATCATCCAACATATCAGTTAGTCTTCCTTCTGCTGGATCTATTACAAAGAAATCTGCTGCTGCACCAGCAGCCATACCTCTAGCAAATTTTGATTTCTTAGAGATCTCTACTAACTCTTCTCCCTTCTTAACTTTATTAGCCCACCCAGCAGCTTTTAATCCTTTACCAGCTATACCAAATCCACCTAAGAATCTAGAGATCCCTTCAGTAGCTACACCTAAACCTGTTTTAGATTTATACCATCTAGGGATCAGGCGATTATTTGGATCTAAAACATAATCTAAAGTTTCTATACCAGTTTCACCTGTAAGATCACCAATGGTATCTAATGTTTCTTCTATACCATTTGTGAGGCCTACACCGGCTGATAATACAAAGTCTTTCATGTAGCTTGGATCAGTTCCAGGATCTTTAACTAATCCGCTAGTCCTGGGTACTACTGGCTCATAGCCATCATCTTCATCTAGATCGTTTAGCCAACTTGAATTACTTTTATCATTTGGATCTATAGAAGTTTCTATAGGATCATCTTCCGGTATTGGTAATGGTGGATTAACACTATCTGATTTTTTATCTGTTGGATCTATTTCTTGATCCGGTTTATCAATATCTAACATCCAGCTTGTATCTGACATTAATTATCATCCTCTCGTTTTACTAAGTCATAACCAGGATCTAATTGTTTACCAACAAATTCATTATAATCTTTATACCACCTACCTAAACTTTCACCTGTGACTTTACCATTTTTATCTGTATAGCCATTTACTTTTGCAGATGCTAATGCAAATCTCATCATTGAACCATGCTTATCATCATCATTAAGTTGATATATTGCCTCTTGAAATGTTAAAGCCGATTGTGGAGTTTCTACATTAGTTACATCTACTTTTTTTGGTTGCATTAAATTTCTCATTGCTAACAACATCCCATTAAGTTCTTTTTTATCTTTTCTAATATTAAATTTATTTTCCATACTTAAATTAAATGGTACTAACTCTCTAGTTATATCAACTATGTTGTTATATTTTTCTACTACTTGTCTTCTCATTTGTGTTAATTCAACTTGTATTTCTTGTGGTGTAAATTCATTAGTGCCTTGATTTTTAATTAAAAGATCTTTAGCTCGTTTGTTATATTCTTCAAATGCAATAGTTGCTTTATCAGTACCCTCACCACCCACATTATTAAATGTACCAGTCATATCACCCCATAACTGTTTGGCCTGGCCTTTTACTAATTCTTCAGCTTGTTTACCAAATTCCATACGAATTATATTCTCATCATGTTTAACCTGTTCAGTTCTTAAAGTTTGAATATACTTATCCCACTCTTCAGGATTTTTACCATCAAGATATGTAAATCCATTAGCACCTTTATAATCTCTAAGATCTTCAGCAAGTTCTATTGCAGAAAAGTAATCAGATTCTATTTCACCTAATCTAGCTTTTTCTGATATTACATTTTTAAATGATTGTAGTACTAATGCTTTTCTTTCTTGTTTACTTAATGCTCTGAATTGATCAGATGTTTGATCTAAACTTGTTAAAGTTTTAAATAATTCAGTAGGTGGAGTATTTCTAATAAGATCTTCATTCCTAGTAATAAACTCTAATGAATATTTTTCTTTAATTCTTTTAGTATTATCTGCTGCATATCTACCACCTAATTGTTGATTGATTGCAGCAATAGATTTATCTAATCCTTTTTGAAAATATGTACTTGTATTTTTATAAGGATCTAAATTCTCTTGATCATATTGTTGTGACCAAGATAAGTATCCTGATCCATCAGTATCATCATTATCTGAATTAGTTTGATCAGCCCAAAATTGTTGATATGCAATTCCTTTTTTAATTTGATATTCTGATCCGGCATTTTGACCTTTGATGTTATCGTAGTGTGCAATAAAGAAATCAGATTTAGTATTTTCTATTTCACCTTTATCAACACCATCTTGATAAGATTTAAAATTATCAACTCTAGCAGATCTTTCTGCTACCGCCATAACTTCTTTATCCTGTTCTGATCCTACATACTCACCATATTTCTGTAGACTTTTATTAAAAGATCCTAATGCTGAGACTAATTGTTTACTATTAGTATCTTCCGGTGCATAAGTTACACCATAAAAACCTTTCTGAAATGCCATTAACTTATTTCTCCTGTGTCTAAATCACTTGAATTACTTTTACCATATTTACCAGCTTTATAATCTGTATATGTTCCTAATGCAGATCCAGCTACACCTATAGCTAATCCTAGTTTATTAGGTTGTATTACATCAGGTACTTTACTGTATGATCTTCTAAATGCACTGTAGGCATCATCCTGGCCAAATATATTATTAATATTAAGATCTGTCATTCCACGATCTATTTTACTAAACTCAGATTGATACTCGAAACCAACATCTCTTAGTACCGCCTCAACATTAGCATTACCTTTTTCTAAACCATCTAATAAAGCCTCATCTTGTTTTTTAATATTTTGTAATTCTAATCCTTCTTTTTCTGCTGCTGCATCTGCAAGTTCATTTTGTTTTTCTCTATCAAGTGCAGCTAGATCAGATAAGTATGCTCTATTAGCAGATTTTCTAGCCTCTTTATTCCTAAGTTCTTGTGCTGCTGCTTGATCTTTTGCAGCCTGGTATTGTTGTTGTTGTTGCACAATACCTAATCCTAGTGATGCTAATGCTATAGTTGTAGGTTCACACATCTTGTTTTTTTGACCTCATAATTAAAATAAATGGTTTGTTATATTTGCCTATGTTTTTTGTTGCTAGTGGTTTGAATCCACATAACTGCAACCACTTTAATGATTGCCAATTCTTTTCGTAGACAAAGTTATAAATGTGATCATAATTTTTATGTAGTTTTTTAATCCATTCAACTGAATCTTTAAAGAATGATATTGGGAATTTTTGTAATTTAGATGATGCTAATAACCATACAACACCATAACCCTCTAATTCAGGATCTGCATTAACTCCAAACATTCCATAGACAGTTCCATTTGGACTAACTATAGAATAGTTATCTGCATCTTTTTGTGAAAAACAACTTAGTAATGCATCTATCGGTGTATCATCATGTGAATATTTAATTTCTAATTTATCTATAGGTTTTAAATCTTTTGCTAAATTTACTGCATCAGTAATTTCTGCTTGTCTAACTCTATAATTATTATGCACGATTAGATCTCCTATAATAGAATCCTTCCATTTCAGCAGATACAATATTTGCTGGTAAATAAGAAGATGATCTAATAGTTACAGTATGTTGAGTATTTTGTGCCTGAACAGGAATCCTAAATGTTCCAGTATCTAATACCGGTTGATCTATTAAAGATGTTGAGCTATCAATAATGTAACCATTAAATGAATAACTTTTTGCAGTTCTATTATCATGATCTACAACTATTTGGAAAAATCCAGTATCTGCATAATCAAAACTCATAGTCCTTACTTGTAATCTTCCTGAAGTTATAGCGGATAGGCCGCCAGTCTTTCCAGGTTCTCTTAAATATTGAGTAGATAAAGTGTAAAGACTTGTAAATTCAAATCCAAAATATGCACTAGCTATATTACCTTTAAGAGTAACTGAAGTTCCGGATTGTGAATTAATACTGACATCAGATCCTGAAGTAGCATTGACACATTGTAATCCAGTTTTAACTGTATAAGGCATTGTAAATGTTGATAGTCCTGTACCAGCATCATATGATCCATTAAGTTTAACTCTTTGATCTAAATAGATATTCATATTTAATGCAGAATCTTCTAAGTTTCTTAGATCTATTTTATATAAATTTGCTTGTTGTCTTTCATTAGCAACAATGTAGACATTAGATTCATTTGAAAATGCACCTATGATCTGAACATCAGGAAACTCCCAGTATGACCAGGCCGACTGTACTTTTTCATTACCATTCCAAAAGTATTTATAAATATAAACTCTATTAGCAAGTGTTGGATTTACATTTGATCCAGCACTGTATGGTGCATTGTTTGAATCAGCACCATCATCTACTAATGCTAGTAATGTATTTTCAATAGTATTACTAATAACTGAATAGCAATTACTACTGATCAAACTTGGTACTCCAACAGTCACATCTATACTATCGTAGTTTGTAGTGTCCGGCTGAACATAATATTCTCTTAAAGAAATTTTATCTCCCCTGGACTGTGCAAAGTATAAATAATTACCAGCACCTACTGGTGTAACAGATGTTTTATTTTCAAATCTTGTTGTTAATGTAATAGCCGCATCTGCTGGTGATAATGAATTAGTACCACTATCAACTTTAAATTGTGCTAGATCACTAAATAATATTAACTCTTCATTAAATGGTATTGCATGTTTTAATACTGATACTTCATTTGATGTAGCTGCAAGATCAATAGAATCTGTATCTAAGATTGCTGCAACAGTTTGACTAAAGAAATTAAAGTAACCACCGGCCTCACTCATAATTATATTTTCATCAGCTAATAGACATAATCTATTTTTATGAAAAGTAACATTATTAATATTAAATCCTATAAATGAAGGTTCCGGATTTGTATTATCATCTCCGCATATTCTTAGATCCCAGGAACATTCTTCAAATGTAAATGTATTATTAGTTTGCCTTACTAATTTATGCGGCATGGTTGCGGGATCAATAGTGGTCTTGATACCAGGTGCGGCACATTCCAGCCATGTTCCAGTTCCTTGGTATTTAACATAATAATCAGTTGTTACTTGACCTTCATCACCTGTAATTTTAACTATAGATCCTATAGGTGCATTGTAAGGTAGATCAGTAAAATCATTTATATCATCTCTTACTACATACATAGCACTATCACCAGCACCATCAGAAGTAGTAATTGTAAAATTAGCATTATTATCTGTAGGTTTAATACTAATAACTGAATTATATTGTGTAATCGTAAAGTGATTAGAGATCGTTGCATTTGTAAGAGCAGTTCCGGAATGGGTGCCTGGATTTCCACCAGAGCCAGTTCTTAATACTGTTGCAATTTTTGCAGTATCTCTTAGAAATCCCTGTGTTGCCACATCATCCCCATTAGGCATAGCGAAACTTGAAGTCACTGAATTGCCGCTATTCATATTTGGATGAGTTAATGTAATGCTATAAGTTCTTCCATAGTTAGATTGTTTTACATAAACTAATGCCTCTTCAACTTTGGCCGCAGTTGTAGCTGAAGTCATAGCTGGGGTTTTAGATGTATTTAAAACAAATGTAGTATCTGCTACTGAAACAAATTTAAAATCATTTTTAGGATCTGTAGATGTTAAATAACTTTGACCACTATTTACAGTTACAGTTTTCTCAGTACCACCAAAATCAAAAACTTTTATGCCGCCATTATATGCAGTTAAAAAGAATTTGTTTGTATCATCTCTGATGTAAGGGTGGATTGCAGTGTTAGTAGAATATACTTGTGAAGATAGAAGATTTCCTATCCATTCTAAAGGCGGTCTTTTTTGTAGGCCTTTAACTATTGATGATTGAGCATTGACTTGTGCCTCTGCTTGATTGAGGTTTCTTTGTGTTGGATTCTGTTCTGAGATTCCATTGATCAAATTAGGAATTGATGAAGAGACTACTGACATTAATAATTCCTTCTAGTTGCATTTCTAAATATAATTCTGTTTGGAGTTCCACTACTTAATATATTTTGTTTCTCATTACTAGCATCTAACTGTTCGCAGTTAGCTAATGCCTCACCTTCATCTTGTGCGGTAAAACCAGCAAGTTCTTTTGATCCTAGATATCTAGCCTGGAATCTTCTTCCAGCAGTAGTGGTAATATATCTTCTTGCAAACTGTGGTAACTCTTCAAATGGTAGAAGAATTATCATGTCCACCTTTTGTGATCCTGAGAATGTAAAAGTTCTATTTTCTTTATCGTATAAAAATCCATTTCTAATAATTACTTTACTTGTATTATCACCAGGCCTAGTTGTTAGCCATACACAATTTGTAGGTACTGGTACTTTAGAATCTGAATCTAATGGTAATGGATAAGATTCTTCAGTATTAAAATTCCAACCTTTAGATTGAATATCAACTGCTGATTCATCTAAGATCTGTTTTGCAATAGATACATCTGATCCAATATTTTCTGTAATAGATGAGACTGGTGCCTCACCAATAATAGATAGCATTGTATTAATTGCTTGTAATTCTGAAGTAAGTGTAATTTGTGTGGTCATAGATTTCCTTGAAGTTAAAAGTGATAGTAGCCAGGGAGTAACTACTGACTACTATCGGGGGTTAAGAGGTGATTAAGCCTCTTTAATGCCTACTGCACTTTCTGGCCTTAAAGCTTTATGCCCCATAGCATATTTAGCGACCATTAAAGTACCTTGTCTGCGAATGTCATACTCACTTTCAACTGCTAGATCCATAAGTTTTACAGTTCCAACTGCTGAAGGATGAGATACTAAACAAACATAGTTTGATAGATCAACCGCTTGTGGGTTAGATCCACCTTGAGTAGCTGATCCTTGATCCACACCACTGTTTACATTAGATGCAACAAAGTGAGGTGTAGGTATAAGTGTAATACCAGCGATACTTATTACTTTACCGCTATCTATTCCACCATTACCCTGTGTGAAGTCTACATTAACCGCATTAGTTCCATTAGCTAGTTTGTAATACTCTTCTAATCTAATGAAAGCAACTCGGCCTTCTTTAGGTACATAGTGAGAATCTAATGCACTAGCTGCATCAAATAATGAATCAATCATTCCATTAGCCGCAGTAGATGCAGTTGCAGATGCGATTGATGTATTGGTTAAAGTTGTACCACCATCAAGTCCAGTAGCATTAGCTGATGCTAATGATGCTTGACCGATTGTTTGTAGTACATGTTTATCTTTTTGAAAAGCCAAGGCTCTACCGATCTCAGTAGAATAAGATGATCTAACATCCCAATGATTTTTTGCCTCTTCAATGTTTGCAAGAAATGCAGATGAAATTAATAGATCGTTAATAGTAATAACTTTCTCATTGTGATTTACATCTGTTCCATTGATCTCTGCACCAGGTGTATGGTATGCAGCAGTTGTTCTACCCATTACTGGGAAAGTTGCTGATTTACCAGATGAGATACTTCTTTCCATATCTGCACCTGCTGTTTTTGAAGCTCTTTCAAAAGAAGTTAAAACTTCTCCTGCGAATACTTTTAAAAACAATGCGTCTTCTGAACCACCTGCATTTGCTCTTCCAACTGATACTGGATTTGCGTTTGCCATATTTGTCTCCTTTGTGATTTATGACTTAGTTTATAAAAGCCTCTTCAATTCAGTTATTTAGTCAAGATTGTCTACCGCAGTAGGTCAAGTTATTTGGCTAAACTGTTGATGGCAGTTGCCACGCATAAGCGTTGCACAACTATATTAACAATCCCACTTACGTAAAGCTAATGCTTTTCTAGTAGGTTTGCCGTTCTTAGACATTGCACCCTTAACACCAGACATACGAGCACAAAACGATTTACGTCTTCCGCTAGTTTTACTTTTAGTTGGTGCTTTAAGGTTCATGCCT